TCCAGGCGCTGCGCCGGCGCCAGGCTCTTGTTGGCCTTGTCGACCTTCTTCTTGTCCATGCCCATCTGGAAGACCTTGCGGAAGGCGTTGCCGGAGGCCTCGCCCTTCATGCCGGCTTGGTCGGCCATCACCACCAGGGGAGCCAGGACCTTGGCCCCTTCAAGACCTTTTTGCTTGATCGTGTCCATGGCTGGCGAGAGCTTGGCAAAGGCCTGCAGCATGTTGTTGTCGTCGACGCCCAGGTAGAACGTGCGCTGGATCACGTCCATCAGGCTCAGCATGTCCTTTTCGGTTGTCTTGGTCGCATCCTGCAGCTTGGCCGCGAACTCGGCCGCCTCGTCCGGCGCTTTCTTCAGCTGCACGCCCAGGTAGGCGGTGGCCTCGCCCATGCCGCCTAGGATCGACTGTGCGGAAATACCCTGGCGGGTCAGCATGGTCATCATGTCCTGGAAGTCCGACGTGGTGCCGGGCAGGCGGTCGCCCAGCTTCATGGCCAGGCCGTTGATCTTCTGGAATTCGGGCGGAACGACGGCGCCGGCGCGCATCAGGGCGCCGGACAGCTGGGTGGCCGAGTCCTCGGCCTTCGCGTATTCGCTGACCGTGACCGCCACTCCGGCGCCCGTGACGGCGCCGGCGGCGGCCATGCCCGCGCCGGCGTTTTTCATCTTGCCGGCCGTGCGCTGGGTCGCCTCCATCCTGCCGCGGGCTTCGGCCAGGCGGCGTTGGCGCGCGGCCAGCTCGGACAGCGCGCGCTGCTGCCGTTCCATTTCGGCCGTGGTCGACCGGACATTGGCGCGCAGGTCGCGTTCATGCTGGGCCAGTTGGCGGGTGTCGATGCCGGCGCCGGACAACCTGGTGCGCAGCTGCTGCAGCTGCTGCTGTTGCTGGTCGTGGGCGGTGCGCAGCGCCGCGGCCTCGCGCCGCGCTTGGGCGAACTCGCGCGACATGGCGCGCGTGGGCGCGCCGGCGGCGCCGATCTGGCGGGCCAGCCCGTCGACGCGCGCCTGGGCCGCCTCCAGCTGGGCGGAGGTGGCTGCGGTGCCGGTGCGCAACTGGCGGAAGGCTGCGACGTCCTTCTGGGCCTTGTCCAGCTCCTTGAGCCGGTCGCGGGTGGCCTTGAGGGAGGTGGCGGCCTGGTTGCTGCCGCCCATGATGTTGCGCAGCGGCCCGGTGGCGTTCTCGACCAGGTTCAGGAGGACGCGCAGTTTCAGGTCATTTGCCATTGTTTATTTTCTGTAGCAGTTTGAATCGGTCGACCGCCCGCCCGTGCCACTCGGCCAGCTCCGTCAGGGTGAAGGCGTCCATCGCCTGCGGTGGCCAGTGGAAGACCACGGCAATATCGGCCATGCTTTCTTCTACTCGGTCTGGGAGTCCAGGAAGGCTTGCACCGCTTTCTTCGGGGCCAAAAAACCGGCGAACTTCTCCCCCATCTGGATCAGGTCGGCCGGATCCATGGCGTAAATTTCATGGGTGGCCAGGGTCGGCTCGGTGATGCGCGGCAGGACCTTGCACAGTGCGTCGACGTCAAAGTTGCAGACGGCCGTCAGGGAGACGCCGCGCAGCTCGCCGGCGCTCGGCTTGCGCAGGGTGACTTCGGTGATTTCATTGCCGCCGCGCTTGATCGGGGTATCCAGGGTAACGGTGTTCGGGTTCGGAGTGGTCATGGTGTCGTACTTTCAACAGGGGAATGGGGGCGGCCGCCGGCGCGCGGCGGCCGCGGGGGGATTACGCCAGGCCGATGGCCTTGCGGTCCTTCTGGGTCAGGTCGACGCCGTTCACCTTCTCGATGCCGTTGATGACGTCGATCTCGATGATTTCCTCGCCGTCCATGGTCAGCTTGTAGTAGCTGCACTCGGTCGTGACCTTGAATTTGGTGTCATCGCCCGCCTTGGAACTGCCGGGGTCGATCTCACTGTGGCGGCCGCGCACGACGACTTCAACGGCGATCGGATCCGCCTTGTCCTCGGAACGGTAGGAGCCCGCGAAGCGGATCTGCACGCCGTCGTGGGTGGTGACGCCGTACTGCTTGAGAATGTCGCGCATGATGCCGCCGTAGGTGTGCTCCAGCTGCAGTTCTTCGCCTCCCATGTCCGCCTTGATCGGGCGGCCCATGCCGCCGCCGCGCCACGACTCCATCTTGCGGGTCAGTTTCGGCAGATTGACCTCGTCGACCTCACAGGCGTAACCGATGCCGTTGATGAAGGTGGCGAAGTACTTGAGTTTTGATGGCATGCCCATCGTTATTTCTCCTTGTTATGGTGGGATGGTTACGCGACCACTTGGGCGGCGAAGTCCATCAGGTATTCGTCCGTGATGCGCTGTTCCAGCGTCAGGTCTTCCAGCGGCGGGACGGGGGTGTAGTCGTAGGCGATGCGCAGCTTGCCGGCCTTGAGGGTGTCGGCTGAGTTGTTATCGCTGTACCAGGCGCGGCCGCCGATTAGATAGCCCTTGCCGACCATGTCGCGCAGCTTGGCGTTGATGGTCTCGATAATGTCGCGCGGCAGGGACGGGGTCATCGGCTTGTCCATGGCCCAGATCTGGCCCTCGGCCATGGTGTCGGCCAGCACCTGGGCGGTGCGTGTCGCGCTTTCGAACTCGAACAGCGGGTCATCCGAACAGGTGCGCGAGCCCCAGAACTTGAAGCCGTTGGAGCGGATCAGGGTGGTGACGTCGTGCTCGTTCAGATAGCCAGCATCGGTGGCCGGCTCCTGCAGGTCCCAGAACACGTCGGCCGAGATCCCGGTCGGGCCGTTGACGGCGACGTTGGACAGGGTCTTGTGCCAGCCCGTCTCCTGGTCGATCTTGGCGCGCAGGCCGAGAGCATTGGCCACGGCCGGAACGGTTTCATCCTTGTTGGTGGTCGTGTCCCACTGGATGAAGTCCGGCCAGATCAGCATGAGTTCACGCGCGCCGAAGGCCTCGCGGTAGGCCACCACCTCTTCCTTGGTCTTGCAGCCGTAGGCATAGGCGTAGGCCATGGCGCGCAGCTTCTGGGCGGTCGCCACCAGCTCGGTGGCCACGGCCTGGGTGTCCAGGCCCGGAGCGCCGAGGATGCGCGGCTTCACGCCCAGGCTAGTCTGGGCCGCCAGCAGAGCGCGCAGGCCAGTGTACTTGCCATCCGCGGTGGTGGTGCCGATCACGTTGGTGGTGGTCGCGGCGTCGTCGGCGCCGTCCTCGACGCGGACCACGACGGTCACCGCCTTGGTCTGCAGGCCGATCGCCTTCAGGGTCTTCAGCAGGGTGCCCATGGTGCCGGCCTTCCCTTGGGCGGCCACCACGTCCGTGACCAGGACGGGCTTGTTGAGGGGGAAGGCGGTCGCGTCGGCGTCCTCGGCCGTGCAAACGACACCGATCACGGCCGTGGAAACGGTGCGGATCGGACGCGAGCCGGAATTAATTTCGATGACACGCACGCCGTGGTGGTATTCGGGGTCAGCCATAAGTGCTCCAGGTTATATAAAAGGGAGGGCCGGGGGAGGCCAGTTCGATTGATGAATCGGAAGTAACAGGATGGACCGCGCGCGCGCGAAGCGCATCAAGCTGCTGATGTGCCCGCAGCGGGCACAAAAGAAAACGGCCACCTGGTGGTGGCCGCGGTAGCTGGTTCAGGTGCCCGCAGACTTGTCGCAGTGGTCCTTGTCGAGCCAGCCGAGGAACCGGCACAGGACGCAGCCCCAGGCCTCCTTCTCCTTCATGGCCCGGTTGGCCCGGCTGCTGATGGTCTCGTCTGGGTTGCCGCCGGTCGCCGCGTTTGCCAGCTGGTCGTACCCGACCGCAATGGTCCAGGCGCGTTGGCTCCCTCCCAGGATGGCCAGCAGCATCCACAGGGACGCCACCAGGTGGGCCACCTGGCAGAGCAGGACGATAGCCAGGAGGCCCAGGCGCACCGCCAGCAGGTTGACGGTGCGGCGGATCATCGGGCTGGCCCTGCGATGATGGCGGCCTTGCGCGCCTCGGCGTCGGCTTCTGCGATCACGCCCGCGCCCACCAGCTGGTCGACGGTGTGAGATACCGCTGCCTGGACGGTCGGGTCGGCCAAAACCACCTCCAGCGTACGCGGGTCGTCCAAGCGCCGCATGAACAGCTTGATGCCCGGATCGGTTTCGCGCAGCGAGTCGATGGCGATCTGCTCCTGCATCGTCCAGAGGAAATAGAACTCATTCGGGCCTACAGTGGGCGGGCCTGGCGGCTTGGCGATGAGCCACGCGCCATCCACGAAGCGCAGCGGCTGTGCAGCGTTCTCTGGGGGCTGAATGCGCGTGCTGCTCGCAGGTTGGCCGGGGCCATCATAAGTGCCAGTGAGGAACCCGGCTGCGTCAAGAATCCATGCTGTCATCATTTCACCCTTACAAATTGGCCTGCCGCACCGGACAGATACATATAGTCGCTCGGCGTCGGGCTGTTTTCATAGCTTTCCAAAGAAACGGCCACGGAATTGCTGGTGCCCAAGCTGATGAACAGCCCGGCTCCATACCCACCTCCGTACCCGGTCGCCACCGTAAAAGCCCCGAGCTTTTTCAGCCTGAATGTGACGCCATCATTGGAAATGATCGAATAGCCGGGGTACGTACTGCTGCTGATGCCAATCACAAGGGTGCCGTCACCATAAAAGACGCCACTAACACTCCCGCTGGTATTGTTGGCGATGGTCTTACCCGCCCATGTGATGCCATCCGGCGACGTGTAAAACGTAAAGCCTGTAGTGCCATTCGCGCCCGCGAAGAACTGGCCGAAGGCATATCCAACAATGTCGGTACTGGCGATTGTTGCGCCGGGCAACACGCGCGAGGTCCACGTAATGCCATCCGGCGAAGTCGCGACGCTGGTCGTATTCGTGCCAATCGCCACCCATGTGCCGCCGCCATATGCCAGGCTGCCCCAGTCCACCGACGCCGGCAGGTTGCGCGCGGTCCAAGTGATTCCATCCGGCGATGAATAGCACAAGGTCGATGTGCCGCGCAAAGCAATGAACTTTCCACCTCCGAAAGCCATAACGGTGACTACGGTGCTACCGATGCTCCCGCGCGCAGTCCAGTTAACGCCATCCGGCGAGGTAGCAGCGACGCCACCATCAGTCAGGGCAACGAATACGCCATTGCCCCACTTGACGCTGATCCATCGAGCAGAGGTTGGCAGACTGGCTACATCCCAGGTCCTGCCGTCGAAGGAATAAACGGCGAGGCCCTGTGGGTTGGCGGCTGATCCACCCACCGCGACAAACACGCCATTGCCGTAGGCCACCGAATTCCAGCCGCCCGGCGCAGTAACTGCCGTGGTGAAGGCGGGGATGAAAGTGTTCATGCTGCCATTGCGCGGGAATGCTGCCGACAGGTCCGGGTAGTCGGAACGCTTCACGATTTCACCGACGGCCTTATAGGCATCGCCAGATCGGAACACTGACGACAGCGCGCCGATGGCTACCTGGTTAATTATCGTGGCCTGTTGTTGGCTGAACGTGCGGCCCATTACGCAGCCTCCTCAAAGCCATGAGCACGGGCGGACACATTGTTCGTAGTGCTGCGCACGATGATTCGTTCGCCCGTACTGCAGACCACGCCCGTACGCTCCAGCACGCCGCCGGGCTGGAGCGTCACGTCGTACTCGATGTAATCGTCCGATAGCGGCGCTGCAGCTGCCGAGACAGCCACCCGCACCTGGGCATCGCCAGGCCCGCGATTGCACAGGCTGACAGTTGCGGTTGTTATCGTCGCGGCCGGGGCGGTATAGATCGTGGTGTCGTTGCCGCCCACGAGTGCGGCTTTTCCGAGTCTGCCGGATGGCATGATGGTTCTCCTTAAAAGCTAGTATGAAAGTAGCGCTTGGCGCGACCCGCCAGAAGGCGGTTATCGACCTCGCTTTGGGTCATGTATTGCGGGTGTGGGTCCTGCTTTCCTTCGTGGGCGGCAATGCCGCCATCTACAGCAAGGCCGGTCTCGGCGGCGGTCATGTACTGCGGGTGCGGGTCTCCCTTTGCCTCATGTGCCGCTACGGCATCGCCAGCTGCTGCAGCTGCAGCCTGGGCGGCCTCGGCGGCGGTCGTGTACTGCGGGTGCGGGTCGACCTTCGCCTCATGTGCCGCTACGGCATCGCCAGCTGCGGCAGCTGCAGCCTGGCCGGCCTCGGCGGTGGTCGTGTACTGCGGGTGCGGGTCGACCTTCGCTTCGTGCGCGGCCACCTGGTCCAGCACGGCCTGGAGGGTGGCGTAGGCCTGCGGATCGACGCTCAGGCTGATAGCGGCCGTGCCCTGCTCAAAGGCCACGATCATGCGCAGCACGGTTGCGCTGGCGGCGCCGCTGTCGGGCAACGGCTTGACCAGGTCAGGGTAGTTGCCGATCGCAAGGACGGTGTTCGGGGTGCGGCCGCCGATGACGGCCAGCTCCCGGATGGTGTAGCCGCCGCGGTCTTCCGGGATGGCCGCCTCCAGCACGATCCAGTTGGCGTGGGCCGGATGCTGCCGGATCGACGCGATCGGCACAATATCGACCTGATGGACCAGTGCTGTGCGGCCATCCGGGATGACCGACGCGCCGTTACCGTCGCCAACAGCGATGTGCGTGAAGGGCACGGTTTTTTGTGCAGCCAGGGCGCCGGCTAGTTCGGCCCCGCCAGCTGCTGTGGGGAGGGAATAGTAGGTGGTCATGATGCCTTCGGGTTAATCGTGATGATGGAAAAGTGCGTGCAGGCCATGCCGACGACCACGCGCGTGCTGGGACGGGCGATCAGGCGCACGGTGTAGCTGCTGCGGACCGGCTTCACCGAATCAATCTGCGTGTTGATCGACTCCAGATAGCTGGTATCCATGCCGTCGTAGGTCTCGACGTCGACGCAGAAGGTGTACGGCGCGCCTTCGGGCGTGGTCTGCCACCACTCGACCACTTCGGCCGACACGCCCAAGGCCTCCAGGGCGCGCTTGAGCGCCGCCAGCGTGCCGCGCTGGCGGTGTACCAGGTAGGCCGATGCGATCACCCCGCGCTTTTGCGCCTCCGTCCACGAATCATCCCAGGGACGAACAGCTAGCGTGCTTGCCAACCAGGGCAGCAGGGCGACCGGGCAGGTATCCGGGTTTATCAGGTCCCGCAGCGGCACGGGCAGCTCGCCAATTCTGGCGCCGACGGTGGCCAGGATGCGATCGAGGGCGGTGGCGTTCGGGGGCAGAAGATCAGCCATGCATCCTCCTAGCTCACCTGAATGTCGACGCAATACGGCGCCTCGGTGTCGCCGGTGATGACGTCGGCCGCCGGCTCAACCAACACAACGCGCTTGATGCCGGCTACATGCAGGGCCGCGTCAATACCCGACGTGGCCACCATGGCGCCAATCTGGCGGCAGCTCTCCACATAGGCCTGCAGGCGGAGCAATGCTTCGGCCTTGACCACGGCGCGGTCGGGCCCGTCGAAGAATTCCAGGGTGGCCTGGATCCGGTACTGGACGACCGCCGCCGACTCGACCAGGACATGATCGGTCAGCGGGCGCACGGCCTCGGCGTTCAGGGCGGCGGCGACCTTGTCCAGCAGATCCTGCGGTGCGGTGCCGTCGCCGGCGCGGGCCAGCACTGTTACCAGTACGCGCCCGTCCTCGGGGCTCTTGACCCCCACGTCCCGCACGCCGCCATCGGCGCCCAGGGCGTGCGACTTGTAGCTGTCGGAAGGACCGGCGACGGAGAAGCCCAGCGGGGCCAGCAGCGCGCGCTTGCGCAGATCCGCGTCTTCCTCCATGACGGCCGCGATGCCGTTCTCCGGGTCGGCCGGGGTGATGACCAGGCGCTGCACGCCGATGAGGGCCACCAGGTTGTCCAGATCCGCCTTCTGGGCATACGCCAGCATCACGGCGCGCGCGGCATCGTTGATGCGCTGGCGTAGCGTCATTTCCCGGTAGGTGTTTTCCTGCAGCTGGACGGTCATGGGCTCCGATTCCAGCTCAAGGGTGGCCGCGATCTCGGCCTGGCGATCGGCCGGGAAAAGGGCGATCGTGCCGGCCTTGCGCTGGGCCAGCAGGGTTTCGAAGTCGATCACCTCCAGCACTTCCGGTACCGGCAGCTGGGACAGGTCGATGGTGTTCATGCTGCGGTGCTCCGGTTCAGGTTGACGGTGGTTGCCACTGGCTGGTTGGTTTCCTTCGTGGTGCCCTCAATCTCGATCACGGCCCGGCCCAGGTTCTCGGTGTCGATCATCAGGCCAACTCGGGTCAGTTTCAGGCGGGGTTCCCAGCGCATCAGCGCCGTGGCGGTGGCGGAGAACAGGCGCACGCGCGTGGCCGCGTTCAGGGGCGCATCAACCAGGTCCTGCAGGTCGGAACCGAAGTCCCGGCGCGCGATGCGCGAGCCGCGCGGGGTGGTGAGGATCCGCGCGATCGACTGGTACAGGTGCGCCACGCCGGTAATCACGCGGCCGGTGGTGTGGTTCATGCCGCGCATCAGATCGGCCCTCCGGTCGGCTTGCCGTCGCCCTGTTCCATGTGCTTGTGACCCTTGAGACTGATATTGCCGGCCTTCACGTCCGCCGACGTCGTCACGTCCTCGCCGGCGCTGATCGCGCCGTCGACCTGCAGGTCCCCGGTCAGCTCGGTGCGCGGGGCGTCGATCTTCACCAGGTCGCTGGCCACGATGGTGGCCGCAGCCGTGTGGACTTCGACGGAGCCCGGGGCGATCAGGTACACGGTCCCGCCATCTGGCAGCGTAGCGGTGAGGGCATGGGCGGCATGGTCGTACTTCACGGCGGCGCCGTCCGGATAAACACGGGTGTGCGTCGACGGGCTGTCGTCCGGCGCCGGGGTGTCGTCCGAATAGAGACCGCGCAGGGCCACGGCGTCCGCCGGGTCGCCGCCCGGGCTCAGCAGCAGCACGGGTTCGCCAACGGTGGGCGGGTTCCAGTCGCGCGTCTGGCCAGCTGCTAAGGCCAGCCAGGGGATCCAGTTGGTTTGCAGGTCGCCACTCTGGACCCGGCAGGTCGGGAGCGGACCCTGGTGGTTGACTTCCAGGA